TTACTGATGATAAAGTACTTATCTTGGATAACAACTTCGTAGAGCGTATTGAGGTTGAAGGAATGGCTATTGAGTTCTCTTATGAGAATGCTAGTAACTTCCAACAAAATATGGTTACTGCTCGTATCGAGTGTTATGAAGATATCAACTTAATGCAACCAACTTCAGCTATTTTTGCTGACTTAGGAAACGTATAGTTCTAATCTTACATAGATATAAAGACCCCATCTTAATCGGTGGGGTTTTTTATTATAAATAATGTAAATTTGTAAAAAAGGAAATATGTATAACTTTCTAAATGATTATACTTTCATAGATAATACTCCAGTAGTAGAAGGTGTAACAGTAGCAGAAGCGAAATTATATTGTCGTGTTACAACTGTATCAGAAGATGATTTATTTGCAGAATTAATAACTCAGGCTAGAGAATCTATTGAAAAGGTTACTAATTTGAGCCTTATCCCTAGACAAGTGAACGTTTGGTTTGATAATCAAGCTGGAGGCTATGAATTGCCATTTGGTCCAGTAACATTCTTTATGGCATTATTTGATGAGCAAGGAGATGAAATACAACAAGCAAATTATGTATTAGTAGGAGACCAATATCCTAAAGTAAGGAGACCTTTATTTACTAATATGTCTGCTCAATATATGGCTGGGTTTAATTGCTTACCTAAAGATTTGAAAGTAGCTATTTTAGACCAAGTATCATTCGATTATGAAAATAGAGGACTAGATGGAGACAAGGGGATATGTGAAAAGACTTGGAAGGCTTGTCAAAGATGGACCAGACAATCACCAATATTATGAGAATAGGAAGGGCAAAAACAAATTTTATAGATACCAACTCTATGACAATGGAGGTGGGGTTATATGTGCCTACAAGGGTCTCAGATGGTCAAGGAGGCTATACAACTACCTTCGCCTTACAAGAGGTCGTTTGGGGAGATTTTCGCCCAGATAACCAAAATAGAGCCTTATTGGAAATGGAGTTAAGTTTTACTCGTTCTGCTAGATTGTTTATTAGATATGATGTAACGATTACTGACAATTATCAATTAGAGGTGGAAGGTGTAATGTATACGATTCATTCAATTAAAGATGTAGAGAATCAGTTTAGATTTTACGAAATAATAATGTACGCATAATGGCTGGATTTGCACTTAATTTAACTGGGTTGCCTAATCTTATGGATAGATTAAAAACTCTTGAAGATAATCTAACCAAAGGGGTGGCTGAAGAAATTAGTGCATCTACATTAAAAATTGAACGTGATGCTAAAAGAAATGCACCAGTTAACTTTGGCTCATTAAGAAATAGTATTCACGCTGAATCTATGTTAAATGGATTGACAGGTAAAGTAATTGTTGATGCTTCTTATGCACCTTATGTTGAGTTTGGTACAGGTGGTAAAGTTTCAGTTCCTAATGGGTATGAATCATTTGCAATGCAATTCAAGGGAGGCAAAAGTGGTACTTATTACGATTTTTTATTAGCTATTATCCAATGGATTAAAAGAAAAGGAATTACACCAAATGATGCTACTTATAGTGTTAAATCACAAAGAAGAATAGGCAGTAAATCGCAAAAATTTGACCAAGATGTAAGAATGGCTCAAAGTATAGCATTTTCGATATTAAAGAAAGGAATTAGACCACAACCTTTTTTAATACCAGCTTACGAACAAGAAAAACCTAAATTGTTTAATAGACTAAAAAAACTACTCAATGTTAAATCCTAATATAGAAATAAAGAAATGGTTTTATACCGAATTGGTAAGTGCGACTAGCTTAGGTGTTTACGATGGTTTTGCTCCAGATGGGGTAGGTAATGAATACATTATTTTAGATGGCAGAACATCAAGTCAAGAACAAGGAAAAACAGGTTATACAAATTCTATTACTATCATAGTTGACATTGTTACAAAAAATGCTAACTTTGGCTATAAACGAGCTGAAGAAATAAGCAATTTGGTATTGGCTAATATAAATTCGGATACAACAATAACTTTAAGCAATGGATTTACTTCTTCTGCTTTAAGCGTTGAAAGTGTTAGAAATTTAGATGGCTTAAATCCTTTAGATAATGTCTTTAGAACGATTATAACATATAATATAATAATAACTCAAAATTAAATAAAATGGCAGAAACAAAAGTATCAGCAAGAGACTATATCCTTTTAGCTGACATAGATAACGACGGAACATTCAAACCTGTTGCTTGTCTTACAACTAACTCAATGACATCAACTGTTAACACTATTGATGCAACTTCTAAATGTGGCGACCAATATCAAGCTGGTCCTTCATTTACTCAATCATTCAAAGGTGATGGTTTTGCAATTGATGAAACAGGAACTCCAAGTAAAGATTCTTACCAACAATTGTATGCTGCTCACGCTGCAAGAACATCTTTCAATATGAAGATGGGTAAAGCAACTCCAACTGCTGGTGATATAGTTTATTCAGGTCAAGTATTTATTTCAAACTTTGATGTAAATGCAGATGATAAAGATGATGTAAAATTTACTGCAACTTTCGTAGTAACTTTACCACCATTAACACAAACTGAAACTGCATAAAAAATAACCTATGTTTGAATTAAGACTGAACAACAACACAATACCTCTACAATGGGGTACTTGGGCTATGAAAAGGTTTTGCGAATTAGAGGATAAAACTTTAATGGAATTAATTACTGTTTTATCTTCTGGTTCATTTGAGTTAAAAACAATAATAAATATTGTTCTAGCTTCTGCTGAAAGTGGATATAAAACTCTTAAAAAGCCTATTGATTTTGATGAATTTGATGTTTGTAATTGGATTGATGAAGTAGGAGGATTATCTTCAAAAAAAGGTCAATTAGTTGAGTATATGAAATATATGCAAAATTCTATGACACCAGATTTGAAAAAAGATAATAAGGAAGATTCAAAAAAAAAATAGGATTTTATAGTTGGGATTCTCTATTAATTCTCGCAATTGAAGTTGGCTTGACAATAAATGAGTTTTGGCAACTAACTTGGCGAGAATTTTTGTTATATAAAATGGCATATCAAAATAGGGAAGTAAAGGAATGGGAAAGAATAAGAACATTATCATATATGATATATTTATCTAATACAACTGATAAATCTCCTAAAAGTCTCAAATCCTTTATGCCTTTGCCAAGTGATGTAGATGAGAATGAAGATGAGCCTAAACTAACAAATGAGGAGCTTCAAAGAACATTATCTTTGTATGGAGTAAAATAATAAAATGGCAAACGAAACTTTACAATTAATAATAACTGCTGATAATAAAGAAGCGTTAAAAGCTATTGAGGATTTAGCAAAATCAACTGCTGGATTAAAGACTAGGTTTCAAGAGATTAAATCCGATACTAATGGAGCTGCACTTGCTTTAAATAACTTATCTAGGATTGCACAAGATGCTCCTTATGGATTTATAGGTATTTCAAACAATATTAACCCATTGTTGGAATCATTCCAACGATTACAAGCATCATCAGGAAGTACAAGTGCTGCTTTAAAAGCAATGGCTTCATCTTTAATTGGTCCTGCTGGTATAGGTTTAGCAGTTGGTGCTGTATCATCTTTATTAGTTGTTTTTGGGGATAAATTATTTAAAGCAAGTGATAGTCAAAAAAATGCTACTGATAAAACTAAAGAGCATACAGAAGCATTAAAAGCAGAAAAAAATGCGATTGACCAAATATATACTTCTACTGCAAATGAAGTAACTCAAGTATATTCTTTGATAGCAATTTTAAATAATGAAACAGAATCTAGAAATAGAAAACTTGATGCTTTAGAAAAACTAAAAAAAGTAAATCCAGAAATATTTGGTGGTTTAAAAATTGAAGGAAATCTTATTTTAGGTTTAACATCAGCTTATAATAACTATATACAAAATTTAGAATCAGTTATTGCAGCTAAAACTAAACAACAAGAAATTGAAAAACTTACTGAGCAAATATTAAAAAGAAAAGGGGTTTTAGATACTGAAGAAGATAAACAAATTAAATTAACAGGTGCATCTTTAAAAACTCTTATTGATGCTAAAAAAACAGATGACCAATTAAGAAAGCAAGGATTAGAAACCCAACTCAAGGTAAATAAAGAAGAAAGAGAGTACAATGATTTAATACAAAGGAGAGAAAAAGCATTAAAATCTTTAACTGAATTTAGTAAAGGTATTAAAGTAGATGCTACGACAAGAACAAAACAAGGGTCTGTTCAAGTAGAAGCAGTAACAGATGATACTAAAGCATACATTAGAGAATATCAACAATTAACTAGACCTTCAAGAGCAGAAAGAAGAAAAGCAGTTCCTTCATTATTTGAACTTAATAAAGGTGATACACCAGATAAGTTAAGCAATAAGCCACCTAATTGGTACACAGATACTATGACTGAACAATCAAGTGTCGCTACTAAAGATTTAGAAACTTTAAATACTCAATTACAATTATCTGCTGAATTAACGGCAGTTGTATCAGCTGGGTTTAACAATGTATTTGAAACTTTTGTTAATGGTGGTGATGTAGGCAAAGCATTAGAAGAATCGTTTAAAAGAATTGCTATACAATTAGTTGAAATGGTTGCACAAGCATTAATATTCAAAGCTATTTTAACTGCATTGGGTGTCGGTGCTACTCCTTTAGGTGCTGCTGCTTTAGATAGTGGAATGGGATTTGGTGGAGGTGGTTTATTAGGTCAATTTTTATTAAAGGGTAGTGATTTAGTATTAGCAACTCAAAGAGCAAATAGTAACCTTAACCTGAGAAGATAATATGGCATATCAAAATAAATACAAAGCAACATTTGCAAGTAAATCAGGCAAAAATGCTTATTTATATTTACAAGAGGATTCTTACGCTGGTAGTTTAATTGAGTATCAAGGAGTAGCTATTAACCTTCAATACATACCTAATTCAGATGACCCATTTGAACCTATTTATGCAAGTCAATTAGGTGTCGTTTTAGATGTAACAGATGACCTAGCTAACATACCTGATTTTACTACTTTAAATGATAGAAAGTATTTTGCTAAATTATACTTAGATGCCAATTTAGAATGGTGTGGTTGGGTATTATCAGATAATGTTCAAATAAGTTATTCAACTGGTAGAAAAGAATTATCATTTAATGCAGTTGATGGATTAGGTTTACTTAAAAGCATCCCATTACCAATAGATGCTTCTACTAATACAAATGCTATAAATACTTTATTATACTTCATTAGATTATGTTTAAATAGTATTGATTTCCCAATTGACCCTAATATAATGACAGTATGTTCTTATTATGCTACTGGTATGGATGATAGAAGTGCTCATTCTTATAGTGAACCATTTAATCAAACATATTTACCTTATAGAACCTTTATAGATACAGAAATAACATATATAACTTGTTTTGATGTATTGTCTAATATTGTTAAATCATTTGGTTGTAGATTATTCCAAGCTGGTGGTAAATGGTGGATAGTAGCAGTTAATGAATTTGCTAATGAGAATAATTGGTTTACTGAATATACATACACAGGAACAGTTGCATCAAGTGGTAGTAACTTAAATACATTAAGCGTTATTCAAGGATATGTAGGGAATACAAGTGGATTATACTTTATAGATAATTCACAATTGAAAATAATGAAGAAAGGCTTTAATAAAGTCGAATGCAATTATGATGTAACAATCGCAGATAACTACATATCTAATGGCAATTTCAGACCATTTACAGGATTATATGCAGATAACTGGGATGTAGATTTTCACGGAGTTGGTAGTACTGTTACAATTGTAAATAATACAACTGATTCATTTGCACAATATAGACTTGAAAGAGGAAGTACATCTATTACTAATGATGCTTCTATTCAAATAAAATCAGGGTCTTATCCTAAAATAGCAGGTGGGGTTAAACTTGAATTTTCTTGGATATTTCAAGGTCAAGATTTGGGTTCTAATCCAAGAGGTTTTGTTTATGTATTATTAACAGATGGTTCTGCTAATTGGTGGTGGAATGGAACTGCTTGGGTAAGTACATCACAATTTTATACTGTTCCAGCATATTCTGGTCCAAGTGGTTCAGATGTCAATTCTTATAAATTTACTACTTCTGTTACTCCAATATCAGGAGAGTTGCATTTTAAATATTCTCTAGAAGCTGGAACTGGGAATTTTGCCCAATTAAGTAATATGTCGCTTAAAATGACTCCATTGATTAATAATATATATTATTTTAGTTATTTAAGTAACACAAATGAATATGTTAAGACTGTTGAAATTCCTTATGGTAGTTTTAGTAGTTATTATTATTATCCAATTGAAATAGGTATTTTATTATTTAGTAATGGTTATAATCCTTCATCTTGGTATGTTTATGGTGGTGCGGCTACTTACCCAAGTTTAATACAATTATTGATGCAACAATTTACTAATGTGTATGCTCGTAATATTATTAATGTGGATTGTAGTTTATCAAGTTTATCAACATCAAATGGGATATTAAATGCTTCCAAATTGTTTAAGGCTACTGATACCGACCCTAGTCAAATAAACATTGCTAGTAATTCATATATGTTAGGAAATGCTACAATAAGTTACCCTAATGATGAAAGTCAGGTTACTTTACTTCAAATTTCTAATACTAATATAGTATCTACAAATGGTTATGAAATATCATATAATACTTTAATTTAAGTAAATTTGCAATATGCCAGACAAAGTACAGGGTAAAAATATAATTCTTTATAAAGTAGTTGGAGGGGTAGATACTGCCTTTGCTTGTTCTACTAATTGCACCTTTAATATTCAAGTTGAGCAAAAGGATGTAACAAGCCAGACTTCTGCTTGGTTTAGAGAATTTAAAATTGATATAGCTTCTTGGGTAGTTACTTGTGAAGGTATTGTTACTTTATCTGGTTATTCTTATGCTGATATGTTAGCGAATCAATTGTCAAGAACAACTATTGCAGTTAAGTTCTCAATAAATAATGGCTCAGGTTATACTATTATAAGTGGCAATGCTATTATATCTGCTCTTTCAATTAATGCTCCTTATAAAGAAATAGCAACTTATTCAATTACTTTGCAAGGAATTGGTGCTTATACATTAACTTAGTAATAATGGCAACTAAAGTACAAGGCAAAGATGTTATTTTATACAAGATTGACACTTCGGTAATACCTGTGTCTGAAACTCCTTTTGCGTGTTCTACCAATTGTACTTTTAATGTTCAAGTTGAACAAAAAGAGGTGTCTAGCAAAACAGATGCTTTCTTTACAGAATATCTTACCGACCTTTCTGTATGGAATGCTACTTGTGAAGGGATAGTAACTTTATCTGGATATTCGTATCAACAAATGGCTCAGGTTATTTTAGATAGAACTTTGTTTCTTATAAGGTTTGCTATTGACAATGGTGATGGTGGGTTTAAGTATATTAGTGGATATTGTTTTATAACAAACTTTGATATAAGTGGAAGCTATAAGGAAATAGGAACTTATGGGGTTACATTACAAGGCACAGGAAAGTATTACACAGATGCAACTCCTACGACAACTACAAGTACTACAAGTACAACCACAAGCACTACAAGTACAACAACGAGTACAACAAGTACTACGACAACAAGTACAACAAGTACAAGTACTACAACATCAACAACAACATCTACAACCACAACTACAACTCAGCCTCCAGTATGGTATGCTTTGTATAATTGTGCTACTGGTGTAACAGTTACTTCAACTAATTATCCTAATGGTTCTTTCTCAGTTAATGAACGAGTAATTGCAATAGGACAAACATTTAGAATTGATAGTATTTATTATACTGACCCTAGTGGGTTACATTTATCTATAACAACAACAGGATTAACTGGGTGTCCAGCGACCACAACGACAACAACAACTTCTACTACTTTGGGTCTAGTAGATTTCTCATTGTCTTATACTTGTTCAGGTGGAACTGCTTATTTAACATCTGATACTTATACAGGAGGTGCTGGAACTTATGAATACACAGATAATGTTTATGCAACTCAATCGGCAGCATTAGCAGCAACGGCTTGGACTGCTGGAACATCTAAAATTTATTATAATCAAGATGACACTATTCATTGGGTAGCAGTAAGAGATGCAGCAAACCCTACAAATAGAAGGGCTCATTCTGTTACTCCATCTTGTGCTACTACGACTACGACAAGTACAACAACAATACCTCCAGTATGGTTTAATTTATTTAATTGTGGAACTGGTGCTTATGTTACCTCTGCTCAATATCCTGCTGGAACTTTCAATATCGATGATAGAGTTACTGCTATTGGTCAAACATTCAGGATTGATTCAGTTTATTACTCAGACCCAAGTGGATTGCAATTATCAATTACTGCTACTGGGTTCACAGGATGTCCTGCTACTACAACCACAACGACAACGACAACTTTAGCACCTTTATCTTTCAATATAAGTTATACTTGTAGTGGAACTAATGCAGTAGTAACGATAAACTCTTTCTCAGGTGGAAGTGGAGGTTATTCTTATGGAAATACTGTGTTTAACTATTTCACAGATGCTATTGCAAATACTGCTTATACTGTTGGAACATCAAATACTTATGCTCCAGCTTCATTTGCAGTATCAGGTCAATTATGGGCAGTTATAAAAGATAGTAACGGAAATAAATTGGCTTTATCAGTTACTCCTACTTGTACGACCACAACAACGACAACAACAACGACAACAATAGGTACTCCAGATGCTCAATTCTATTTATCTTTACAATCTGGCAATAGTGGTTCTTTAGCAATTTATAAGAATGGAAGTTTGAATACAACTTTGACTTTTGATGGTGCTTCAGTAGCAATAGCAATGAATCCAACAGATACATTCTATTGTATAATAACACAAACTGCTAGAGCCGATTCTGCTCAAAGAGGATTTATAAGTTCACTTGATAATGGTAGTGAGTATGATTATGTGCAGACAACTGCTGGTGGATTACCAAAATCAAGGACTTCGGCAACACAAACAGTAGCCACAGGACATTTATACCAAGTGTATGGAACTTGTGGTGATGTAGTATAAAAACCAAAAACCGATGACAATAAGATTTGTATGTGCTCAACCAGCAACGCTTTACTATGCGTGGCAAGTAGAGGTGATGATTAACAACTTTAGTACAATGGGTATCAATCCTAACAACATAGACATAGTATGTTGGAGAGATGGCTCTATTCCTATTGAATGGTCTAAACTAGCAAACAATTATTCAGCTAGATTCTTTTTTTACGATGATACTAGAGAGAATAAGAACTATGTTTCATCTATTAGACCAAACATTCTCAAGCAACACTTTAAGAAATTTCCTGAGTTAGAACAAGATGCTATCTTCTATCACGATTGCGATATAGTATTTACCAAACCTATTGAATGGTATAAGTTTCTATATGATGACAAATGGTATGGCTCTGATACTAGATTCTATATAGGCTACGAGTACATAATGAGTAAAGGCGAACAAGTCTTAGATGCTATGTGCGATATAGTAGGAATAGATAAAGAGATTATCAAAGAGAACGAAAGAAACTCAATAGGTGCTCAATATCTAATGAAAGGGATAGGATGGAAGTTTTGGGATAATGTAGAAAGGGATTGCGAGAGACTTTATAAAGAGATAACCGAATTAAGTGCAAATATAAAAGCAGATAACCCAGTTTATCACGAACTACAAATATGGTGTGCAGATATGTGGGCAGTATTATGGGGAGGTTGGAAAATGGGTAAGAAAACAATATGTCATCCAGATTTAGAATTTGCTTGGGCAACATCAAGGATTGAGTCTTGGGATAAATTAAACATCTATCATAACGCAGGAGCAATTGATGCTATTAGTGGCTTATTCTTTAAGTCTGATTACATTAATAAGTTACCTTATGGGGAAACTTTAAACATAAATAAAGAATTTGCTAGTTCTAAATATTGGGAATTAATACAACAAACTAAAACAGTCCTATGAAAATAATATCAGCTAAATATGGTGGAATAGATTGTACGGAAATTGTCCGTACCAAAGTAAAGTCTGATAAACTAATGCTTAGAGTAAATAATGATATTATTGGAGACCCTAATATCGGAGAAGTAAAGTATTTAGAATTGAGTTGGCAAGATAAAGATTTAGTCCATTTACAAACATATAAGGAAGGCAGTTTAATCTCCATCCCAAAGACTGGGAATAAGCGTTTAGGCATCTTTTACTCTAACAATAACCAACATACTATTTGGAATGCCATTTATAAGTCATTAGACACTATAAAAATCGCCTCTGAAGGCAAAGCCGATATAATCACTTGCCTTTGGGAAGAAATGCCCTTAAATCCGTTCCTAAGCGTTTTTAGTTGGTATAAGTCTCAAAGCCACCTTAACCAATTATTACAGATAATGCAATGCCTTTTTATGGCTAGGGAAATGGGAGAATACGAATATGTATCTTTCTTAGAACACGATGTAATGTATCCAGAGGGATATTTTGATTACCCAGACTTTGCTAAAGGAGAGGTTTTAACCAATATGCACTATGGAGGAATCAATAAGGAAGGTTGGCAACATAGACACCAAAACGATGAGCCTTTCCACCAGATGACTATGAGATTAGATGATGCGATTGAGCATTGTTTAAATATCTTGCCTAATGCCTTAAAGGTTAATTGTGGGAATATTGAAACCGACAAACTAAAACGAACTCAATGGGTAAGTAAGAATGAGGCTATTCATATTAATCACGGCAATCACTTTACATCTCATAATTCTATCTATTCTAAAGACAATACTTATCAAACTCATCCTTATTGGGGAGAAGCTATTGAATATAAGGAATTGTTTAATAATTAGTAAATTTGTAAAAATAGAAAAATAATGTCTTGTAATCCTTCTAATGCTGATTTCAGACCAGCGAATTATAATATTCAGATATGGCAGAACAATACTTGGAGTCAAATATTCCAATTAACTGCTAATACTGTGCCAATTGATTTAACAGGTGCGAATGTAGAAATTCAAGTCCGTAAGAGACCAAATTCAGCAGATGCAGTTATGACATTGACTTTATTAGATGGTATAACTGTTGGTGGTGTAAATGATAATCAAATTACAATTAATTACGATGTCAATATAGATGCTGGTTCTTATGTTTATGATATGACTATTCAATTTCCTAATGATAATATCAAGACATATATTTGGGGTAATTTTATTGTTTATCAAGATATAACACAAATCTAATGAGTACAGAAATAATAGTAAACAACGATATAATTGAGATTAATGTAACTGAAGAACCGATAATAATTGAAGCACCTTCAGGAGCATATCCTTTGCCTACTGGTGTTTATTCTGTATATGGTAGAACAGGAAACGTAGTTGCTCAAGAGGGTGATTATACATTAACTCTTTTGGGTGATGTATCAATTGTTACTCCTAGTACTGGACAAGTACTTAGATACAATGGAACTGCTTGGGTTAACTCAACAGAGAGTTATGTAGGAACTGTTACAAGTGTGGCTGCAAGTGTGCCAACAGGATTAACTATTACAGGTTCTCCAATAACTACTTCAGGAACTTTAGCTTTTGGATTACAAACAGGTTATTCAATCCCTACTACTGCAAGTCAAACAACTTGGGATACTGCATATAATAGAAGTTTAACATCTGCTGCCGTAACAGGAACAACAACTAAGACTTTGACATTAAATCAGCAAAGTGGTGGAACTATTACTGCTAGTTGGACTGATGACAATACAGATGCCGTTACCTCAGTATTCGGTAGAACTGGAGCAGTTGTAGCTACAAGTGGTGATTATACAACAACTCAAGTAACTGAAGGAACAAACTTATATTATACACAAACAAGATTCAATAGTGCTTTTGCAGCTAAGTCAACAACTGACCTAGCAGAAGGAACAAACCTTTACTATACAGATGTTAGAGCAAGAGCCTCTAATTCATTTGTAGCTGGTTCTGGTGCTTATAATTCAACAACTGGAGTTATCACAATTCCTACAAATAATAATCAGATTACTAATGGTGCTGCATATATAACCTTAACAAGTTTAAGTGCATCTGCTCCATTAAGTTATTCTAATACTACTGGTGCTTTTAGTATCTCACAAGCGAACACATCAACCGATGGTTATTTGAGTTCATTTGATTGGAATACTTTTAATAACAAACAAATAGCTTTAACATTAGGAAACCTTACAAGTTCTGATATAACTGTAACAGGAGGTACTGGTGCAGTAGTAGGTACAGGTTCTACTTTAACTTTAGCAACTGTTAATACTAATGTAGGTGCTTATGGTACTTCTACTTCAGTTCCAACAATAACTGTTAATGGCAAAGGTTTAGTAACTGCTGCAAGTCAAACTGCAATTCCAACTGCATCAAGTTCTGTAACAGGATTATTGACTTCTGCAAATTGGTCAACTTTTAATGATAAGCAAAACCAATTAAACGGAACAGGATTCGTAAAGGCTAGTGGAACAACAATTACTTACGACAACTCTACTTACTTAACAACTATCGAAGGCATTGCTGCTGGAGGAGAGTTAAGTGGAACTTATGCAAGTCCTTCTTTAGTTAATTCAGCAGTAACAGGCAAGGTTTTAACTGGTGTTAATGTAACTGGTGGTTCTATTTCTGCTACTGATTCAATCTTAACTGCTTTTGGTAAGGTCCAAAATCAAATCAATGGTTTAATTGGTGGTTCAATATATAAAGGAACTTGGAATGCTAGTACAAATACTCCAACTTTAGCGAGTGGAGTAGGAACTGCTGGTAATTACTATATCGTATCTGTTGCAGGTACAACTAACTTAGATGGCATTACGGATTGGCAAGTAGGAGATTGGGCAATATTTCAAGGAAGTGTTTGGCAAAAGGTAGATAATACCGATGCAGTAGTTTCAGTTAATGGATTTACAGGAGCAGTTAGTTTAACTACTTCTAACATTAATGAGGGAACTAATCTTTATTATACTGATGCTAGAGCAAGATTAAGTGTATCAGGAGGAACAGGCATAAGTTATAACTCTACAAGTGGTGTTATAACAAACTCTGCACCAGACCAAACTGTTACATTAACAGGAGCAGGAACTACATCAATTAGTGGTACTTATCCTTCTTTTACAATAACAAGTAACGATACTTACAACGGAACAGTAACTTCAATAGGAATTACTGAATCGGTGGCTGCACTTTCTATCACAGGAAGTCCAGTTACTACAAGTGGCAATATCAATATTGGATTTGCTGGTTCTCCTACTCAGTACGTTGCAGGTGATGGTTCATTAGTAACCTTCCCTACTATTATAACTGAAGCACAAAATTTAGTTGCTGAGGTTTACAATAATACTGGTGCTACTTTAACAAAAGGAACAATAGTTTATATAAATGGTGGTCAAGGCAACTTACCAACTGTTACTAAAGCAATAGCTACTTCAGACCCTACATCAGCTCAAACATTTGGCTTTATTAATGTTGATTTAACAAATAATAATAATGGATATGTAACTATAATAGGCAGACTTGAGAATATGGACACTCAAGCCTTTGCTAATGGTACTCAGTTGTACTTAAGTGGAACTACTGCTGGAACTTATACTTCTACTAAGCCACAAGCACCTATTCATTTAGTTTATGTGGCAATCGTTGTTAGGTCGCATCCAACTCAAGGAGTATTAGAAGTTAAGATACAGAACGGAGTAGAAATGGATGAGATTCACGATGTTCAAATTACAAGTATTGCTAATGGCAATATCTTACAATATAGTTCTGCTGATAGTTTATGGCATAATGTTGCTGGTATTACTACCAACATTGCAGAGGGTACTAACTTATACTACACAGATACAAGAGCAAGAGCATCTATTAGCACAACTGCTACTGGTTTAACTTATACAAGTGGAACTGGGGTTCTTAGCTTAACTGCTGGATATGTTATCCCTACTACAACAAGTGCTACAAATTGGGATACTGCTTATACAAATAGAATAACAAGTTTAACTACAACTGGTTCTTCAGGTTCGGCTACTTTGGTTTCTAATACTTTGAATATCCCTACTTATACTTTAGCTGGATTGGGTGGTATAAGTTTAACTTCATTATCGGCTACAACTCCTTTAAGTTATAACAATACAACTGGAGCATTCACAATAGCACAAGCGACTACTTCAACAAGTGGTTACTTAAGTTCTACTGATTGGAACACATTTAATGGCAAACAAGCTGCATTAACTAACCCAGTAACAGGAACAGGCACTACCAATTACCATACTAAGTTTACAGGCACATCAACCATAGGCAATAGCTTAATATGGGATAATGGAACTAATGTTGGAATTGGTAATACTAATACCTCTTATACATTAGATGTTAGTGGTACAGGAAGATTTACAGGAGCTTTGACAGGAGCAGCTGCTACATTCTCTGGAAATGTTGGTATAAATGGTGCTTCAGCAAGTACACCATTATTAGTAAAGGTTGATACAAATTTACAATTTAGAGTAGATACATATTTAAGTACTACTAATTTAGCATCAATAAATGCTGCTGCAAGTGCTTATGCTGCGATGAGAATTGATGGTTCAACCTTATCATTAAATTCTTTTAGTGGAGGTAATGTAGGTATTGGTACAGGTACAACAAGTGGGAAATTAACACTTTATCAAGGTACTGCAGGCAATGTATTACAAAGTATAGTATCAAATCAGGGTGGTTCTACAAGAGTAGGTATTAATTTTTGTCCATCAATGGCTGATTCAGAAGCAGCATCTAATCCTGCTCAAGCAAGTATTTATGCAACAGATTACAATTATTCAGCTGATATAATATTTGCAAATAAATTAACAGGTGCAGTTGGTAATGCTCTTACCGAAAGAATGCGTATTACAAGTGGGGGTAATGTAGGAATTGGTAATACAGGAAGTTCAACATATAAATTATTAGTTACAGGTAATACTACTGATGGTTCAACATTTTCATTTTATGCCTTTAATAGTGCTAATGTTGATTTATTTGGTATTAGAACTGATGGTGCGATTTATACAGGAGCAGCAGGTAATTCGCCATATAACTTAACAACACCAAGTGCAGCAAACTGTTTTATAAATACCAATGGTTATTTATATCGTTCAACTTCATCTTTAAAGTATAAAAAGAATATTCAAGATTATACAAAAGGCTTAGCAGAACTATTACAATTAAGACCTGTAAGTTATGAAAGTATAAATGAAGAAGAAGCAGGTAATATTTATGCAGGTTTAATTGCTGAAGAAGTTCACGATTTAGGGTTAACAGAATTTGTGCAATATAGAACAGATGGAACTCCTGATGCTTTATCTTATGCAAATATGATTGCCTTATTAACCAAAGCAATCCAAGAACAAAACCAAACCATACAATCATTACAAGAACAAATAAACATACTAGCTAAATAAAGTAGCTACAAAAGTTGACTTGGAAAATTAAAGAAATTAATACTTATATTTGTAAAAAATCACTTATGATAACAATTAACGAACAACAATTAAAAGATTTAGAAGCATTTATTAATCAAATCCCTACTGCTTACGGCTTACCCCTATTGCAGTTTCTTGGTAAATTAAATGCAGAACAAAATCCTCCAGTAGAGGAAGTAAACGCAGAATAATGACTCCACATAGCAATCAAGCTGACTTCGGAATGGTATTAAGTATCACAAGTGCTGCAATCAGCCTTACTAATGTTCAACCAATTGTAACTTTTGTAGCCAGTTTGGTTGCTATTGTCTCTGGAGTATTTGCGATTAGGTATTATCACAAGGCAGCTAAAAAATTCAAGTAATGAGAGACATTGTAATTACTTTAGTGATTGCAGTTCTACTTATTTTCATCTTCAAAGGAAGATATAATGGAAATGAGCCTACAATAGTAACGCATACCGATACTATTTATAAGCACGACATAACGAAGAAATATATTAAAGGGGATTCTATCCCTTTTGTCGTTTTAGGTATTGATACAACCACAATACACGATACTGTACGTATAGTTTTAGATTATGCGTACGTACGAGCCTACTCAGATACTATAAAAGTGGATTCTAGTACTTTCATCATAAACGATACAATCTCCCAAAACAAGATAAAAAATCGTGGTTTTTACGCAGACATAAGTCAAAAAACGATAAAATTGGAATCTATTAGGACAATACCATCCAAAAATGAGCTTTTTTGGGGTGTATTAGCCGATTTAAGGACATTTGACAATAAAGTGGGGATAGGAGTTGGTTTAGGATTTAAAGTGCCTAAAAAGGGCTTATTTACAATATCAGCTACTACTAATCAATATTCAATCGGTTACTATGCGAGAATTTATTAAAAATATGTTGGCAGATGAAAGAGGTTCAATCAGCCATAAAAGGATAATTGCCACCATTGGTGCTTTTATTCTATTTGGTACTTACCTATGGACTAAGGATGTTAAATTAGGGGAGTTGGTATTTTATTTGGTTTGTGCTTGTATGGGATTTGCTACAATAGATAAGTTTACAAAATGAGAGAGCAAACAATCTTGAAAGGAGCATTAGTATTATGGTTTATATTATTAATATATTTTATATATGCTAAGTAAAAAAGCAATTGACTTAATCATTCAGTTTGAGGTTGGTGGCAGAGCCTTTTATGATAAGAAACTACAATCCCCTATTTGGGCAGGTGGGGATTCTGGTATCACAATAGGAATGGGATATGATTGTGGTTATGTAAGCGAAAAACAGTTCTTTTTAGATTGGGGTAATAAACTTACTCCTAACTTTTTAGAGCCATTAAGGAAGGTTATCGGTTTAAAAGGGGTACAAGCCAAACAAATGTTAAGAGGCGAATTAATGCAGGTTAAAATCTCATACAATACGGCTTACGAAGTATTCGTTAAATGTTCAGTACCTAAATATTTTAAGTTAACTAAAGCAATATATCCAGA